AACGATTTTAGCAAAAAAGCTTATTTGATTTTGCATAATTTAAAATTAATTCTAATTGTGTCCGGTTGAAACTTAAAAGATCGTTTATATAATCTTTTGTTATTGTACCCTCAGTTTGTGAAATTATCATTCTGATTAGCCATGTATCCTTTTCTTTATTAAATTGAATTGATATTTTTTGGATAAGATTTTCAGCTTCTTCTTTTGATTTGAAAGAAAGGAAACATCCTTGTATTGTTGTATAATAGTTTTTCATAATCTTAAGTTTTAAATGTGATCCCGGCCAACAATCGAATGTTTACAGCTAAACTGAGCCGGGAAGAATATTAGAAGTGATCGAAGAGTAATCAGCATTACCTGTTATTTCAATATTCTAATATTATTTTCTTTTATGTATTAAATTGACTATCTATAATCTCGTATGTACGTGATAATACATCTTCCCTGATTATAATCTGCTTCTTTATCAGTCGCTTTTGTTCTTTTGCCTAACGTTTTCGAGTATCAAAGACCATCCTGGGCAATTTTATCTGACTAAGGCAAAAAAGTATCAGAATCAAATCCGATACAAACATACAACACATTTTTTAAAATGCAAGCTTTTTTTAGATTATTTTTTAGAAAACTTAAAAAAAGTTTAAAATAAATTTCTTTGCTGTTTATTCTCAAGTCATTATAAGTAAAGAAAAATTAACAATAAAATGAAAATGTGTTGACTTTGAATTTCAAAGTTCATACCTTTTCACAAAATTTTGCAAAAATGATCCGAAAAAGTCACCCGAAAGATATGAACCCGCCTTTATTAAAAGACCGTCTTAAAGCAGATTACTTACGTATTACAAGCGAATCTAATTTAGTTCGCACAGAAGCTAAGTATGAAAATTGGATGTATGAGGCCGCGTGTCATTATGCAGGGTTAGGGGCAACTATGGAGCAAATAGCATCTTTTTTAAAAGTTGAAAAATTAACTTTTTATAAGTGGTTAGATTTATTGCCTGAATGGAAAACTGCAATGGCGGATGCAAAAGAAAAGATGGATTTGGAAATAGTTGAGGGGGTACGGGCTAATGCAAAAGGTTTTTATATTGACGAAACTGTTGTATTTATATATAGAGGCCAAATAATAGAGAAAAAGGTTAAAAAGTATTATCCACCAAACCCGGTATCACAAAAGTTTTGGTTAATTAACCGGCAAAGGGCTAATTGGACAGATACCAGCGAAGTAAAACATTCAGGGGTATTAGGATTAAGAAAAGTTGAGGATATTCCATTAAATGAATTAAACCAGGATGAACAAGATATTATCTTTAGCGTAGGATTAAAACAATTAGAAGAGGGGAAAACAAAAAGGAATTAAAAGGGATGTTTAAAAAAGAAACAATAAACGGATCAATTAAAACAATCGTGTATACATATAGTAATCTATCCATATATGTATATCATATTATATATAGTGTAGTAAGTAGTATATTGTATGTTGTTTATGTTATATGTGCATTATATGTGTATAGTACTGTATGTAAGCGTGTTATGTGCATATATAGGTATAGTAAAGAAAGAGTGAAAAGGGGGAGAAAGGGCTGCGATTGTGATCGACATAAACTCCACCTTTCCCAGAACCATTTTCTACACTTATACTATATTGATACACAGTACAGTATAACAGACACAACAAAACACACTCTTTATACGTGTATTTGTCACATAATCTATATTATGTTAAATAGTATTTCACGTGGTTACTGGACTACAGCGTATTTTATACAGTCTTTATATAGATGTATTGATATAACTCATGTGTATAATAGCATGACAAGAGGGCAGAGAATAGCATGCAATCAAGTGATAGCGAGTGTTTCAGGTCAATCCTATTCGACGGATTTGAAAAGTAAAAGGGGGGGTGAACGTGACCTCTCATTACGACAAAATTTTTTTCCAAAAAACCTTTTCTGGGGATCTTTTTCCATCCCTATATATACACATAGATATTTCTCTTTTATTACTTATGCACATAAATATTTTTCTATCCGTACATATATACGTATGTTTATTTCTTCTATATATACTATACGGACTATTTTTTATTCTTTACCGAACAGCATTTTCCATTTTCTTTATTTAACCCTACTCCTTTTTCTATATACTTATATACACATCGGCCCAAAAAAATTTTATAAAAAATTATTTGAGAAAACCAATTTTATAGATGATTTAATAAAAACACTTGGTTCTTTCATTTTTCAATTAAGAGAAGATATTAAAATATATTATTCACAACCATACTTTATGAAAAGAAAAATAGGAGAATATGGATATTGCTAAATTATTATATACAATTTCTTTTGATATTCTCAAAATAGAGTATATAGGATGGTGTATTGAACATAGTTTTAATATGTCTCCGGATAATACTACAGAATATCAAGATAATTTTGAGTTTTGGCTTTTTAATATTAAAAATAAAATGAATTGAGATGAAATGGGAATATACAGTTACAAATTGGATAATATTTTTGAATTATTATACAAATTCGACCATAAACTTTAAAGTTGAAAAACTTGAAACTGTTGGTACACTAAGTCAAAAGCAATTTTAAAATCAAAATAGCTTCTTTGAAGACATAAAAAATGGGGCGGGAAATTACAATAAGCAAAAAGATTAATCCAAGAAAGGAAAACAAAACTTTCCGTTCTGAGGATCGGGACGCTATTATTAAAATGGCCCTGGAAAATCCTGTCCAGTCATTGCGCAAATTAAATGATGCTTCACTATATAATTTCCTTCGTTGTTTCTGGAATGAAGTTTCTCAAAAACCATTCCAGGGGAATTGGCACATTCCGTATTTATGCAGTCAATTGGAGCAAATTGCTTACCAAGTTAGTAAAAGATTACCAAAGGAACATGATTTGATTATCAATGAGCCTCCCGGCATGACAAAAACTTTGGTATGTAGTATAGCATTTCCGGTTTGGTGTTGGACCAAATGGTCGTGGATGAGATTTATTACAGCTTCATATTCTGCTGCATTATCTTTGGAAGCTGCCGAGTATAGTCGTGATTTAATCCGAAGTGATAAGTTTAAATTGATTTATCCTGACGTAGAGATTAAGGAGGACAAAGATCAAAAAAGTAATTATAAGGTAGTTACTAAAGAATTTATTAAAGCGGGGCAAGCACCGAGGATCAAAGTTGGTGGTAATAGGTTTTCAACTTCCGTAGGGGGTACTTTGGCAGGGTTCCACGGGGATATTTTAATAATAGATGATCCACTTAATCCATACGAAGCCGTATCAGAAAAAGAATTGGCAAATGCTAATAGGTGGATTGATGAAACACTTCCCACACGTACTACGGATAAAGAAGCATCTACAAAGATTATTGTGATGCAAAGATTACATCAGGATGATCCAAGTGGGCATTTGCTAGATAAAAAGAAAGAAAATTTAAAACATATTAGTTTGCCCGGAGAGATTAGAACATTTCGGGAACAATTACAACCTGAAAATGAAGAGTACAAAGGAAAATTATTAAAAGATTATTATGTAGATGATTTGTTGGACCCTGTTCGTTTATCTTGGAAAGCATTAAAGGATCTGGAAACAGATTTGGGCCAATATGGTTTTTCTGGTCAAATAGGACAAAATCCTGTTCCTCCAGGTGGAGGCATGTTCCATGTTGACCATTTCCAGATAATCGATTCTTTGCCATTAGGTGTTCGTCAGGTACAAGTTCTCCGGTATTGGGATAAAGCAGGTTCCCAAGGCAAGGGTTGTTATACTGCGGGCGTTAAAATGGCAAAATTATCTGATAACAGGTTTTTGGTTTTGGATGTTAAAAGAGGGCAATGGAGTACCGATTTACGTGAAAGAATAATAAGAGAGACTGCGGAGGCGGATGGGTATAATGTATTTGTGTGGATTGAGCAAGAGCCAGGCAGTAGTGGCAAAGAAAGTTCAGAAGGGACTATAAGAAATTTGGCAGGATTTGCTATTTATGCAGAAAGGCCGACAGGGGATAAAGAAACACGAGCTATTCCATATTCTGTACAGGTAAATAATGGAAATGTGTTTTTACAACGGGGTGTATGGAATGATGCTTTTATAAAAGAATATCGGTTTTTCCCGTATGGGAAATACAAGGATCAAATTGATGCTGGGAGTGGGGCTTTTAATCACTTAGTAGCTAAAAGAATTGCAAGGAGGATAACATAATGACAGGAGTAATAAAAATTTTTGATGGAAAGTGTGGAATTATTCTTAACGATAATGGGGTGGATGAGTATAGATTCAGCATAAGTGGATTAGTAGATGTGATAGATATTGGAGATGATGTGAAATTTGAAGTAAATGAGGAAGGATTTGCAGTAAATATTATTTACCAAATGGAATTGTAAATAGTAAAAGTGTTCTTACACTAAGTCAAAAGCAATTTTGATTTTAAAACAGCTTTTTAAAATAGTTTAAAAATTGAAAATATGAGTATGACATTAGAAGATACAATAGATTTTATGATTGGTGATGGATTAAGTTATGAAACTTGTCAGAATAAAATTAAATCAAGTTGGGCAGAAGATTCCAAAGAAATTGGATTAACAATTTTAAAAAGAAAAAAGGAAGCTGGTTTATTTAATCGACAACCGAATGTGAATAGAATAAGTAAGGGTGGATTATTAATTAATAAATAAATTTAAATTAAAATGGAAATACAAGTGAATACTGGAGTAGTAAAGTTTTTTAATGAAAATAAAGGGTATGGTTTTATTACTGATGATGCTTCTTTGAATGAGTATTTTGTTCATATTTCAAAATTGAAAATACGGATTAAAAAAGACGATAAAGTTTCTTTTGAAATAGAACAAGGAAAAAAAGGAATGCAAGCAATTAATGTAAAACTTTTAAATTAAAAAGAAATAATAAATAGTAGAACATTAGGAGAAATTGGTTTTGACTGGTGCTTATAAAATATTTGTGTATGCATTAAATAAAAGATAGTGATGCAAAGAAAACGAAAAATGATCCAAGTGGATACGGAATTATTAGGCACATTAATAGGTCGTGCTACTTTTTCTTCCCGTTTGGGTTTACAACAGTTTGATGGAAATCGTGATTTATATGAGGCATTAGGTTATCCGCGAACTATTTTGTATGATGATTATTTAGCACAGTATACCAGACAGGATATTGCAAAGGCTGTTATTGACCGTCCTGTTAAAGCAACTTGGCAAGGGACATTAGGTGTCTACGAAATGAAAGAAAAGGATGAGACAGAGTTTGAAAAATCATGGATAGATTTAAGTGAAAAATTAGGATTAAAAACGAGATTTAGTCGTGTAGATCGTTTAGCTGGGCTTGGCACTTATGGAGTTTTGTTATTGGGTTTAGATGACGTTAAAATTAGAGAAAATTTTGAGAATCCTGTTCAGAAAGGAAGAAAATATAAATTGGAGTATGTAAAACCGTTTGGTTCAAAAAATGCGATAATTACAACATGGGAAACAAATCCTAAAGATCCCCGGTATGGTATGCCTTTAATTTATTCTGTTATGGTAACTGAAGCATCAACAGCAAGTTCATTTTCGGTAAGAGTGCATCATTCCAGACTTATACACATTGTAGACGATCCATTGGAATCAGAAATTGAAGGTGCTCCAAGATTGGAAGTTGTATACAACCGTTTGATGGATTTGGAAAAGATTGTGGGTGGTGATGCGGAAATGTATTGGAGAGGGGCACGTCCTGGGTATTCTGGTAAAGTTGATGAAAATTTTCAGATGACTCCGGAAATGAAGGTGGATTTATTAAATCAGGTTAATGAATATGAGCATAATTTACGCCGAATATTAATTAATGAGGGGATTGATTATAAAGCATTAGAACAACAAATAGCAGACCCAATTCCCCATATTAATGCGCAGATTCAAATGATTTCAGCAATTACAAATATTCCCAAAAGAATACTAACCGGAAGTGAGCGTGGAGAGTTAGCTAGTACACAGGATCAGGATGAATGGTCCACGTATGTAAAAATAAGACGTGATGAACATGCAGAACCACATATTGTTCGTCCTTTTGTAAATAGGTGTATTGAATTAGGCGTATTGCCTCAACCTAAAAGTGGAAAATATCGGTTAGGTTGGTCAGATCTTTTTTCAATGAGTGAGAAAGCAAGGGTTGAAATAGGACGAAATAGAGCTTCTGCACTTAAAGATTATTTATCAAATCCGGGAACTGAATTGGTTGTTCCACATAAAGCATTTAGGGAATTTTTTCTTGGTTTGGATGAAGATCAAGTAGATCAGATGGAAGTTCAGGTAGAATCTGAATTTACTGAGGAAGAAAGAGAAACAGCACAACATAAGAGTTTGGAAGAACCGGAATTACCAGATCAATCACAACAGCAAGCATTGGTTAAACCTGTAAAGATTAAAATTAAGAAACCCGTAAATAATATAAAAGTATCAGTAATATGATTGAAACAAAAACATATAGTTTAATTACAACACAAGCAACCAGGGAAGGTTATGATCCTACGCACACGCTTGTATTACGCAATATGTTTGCTCGTGATATGCGGAGTCGTTTCAATGAATTAATAAATATTATTCGACGTACTGTAATTGATGAGGATTGTTTTGGTTTGGATAAATATAAAGCTGTTACAATAATGAATGATCCACAGTTTGTGACGCATCAAATGCAAACTTCAGGACAGGGTGCTTTTGCTTTTTCCAGAAGTGATGTAAAACTAACACAATTTATGAAATGGTTAGAGGAACAGGTAAATAAGGGAGTAATAGATGTTCTGGATTTACAACAGGTTGGTTCAAGTATTAATGGTGCTTGGACAAATATGTATGTTTTTGATAGTTATAAAAGGGGTATCATTCGGGCACGTTCTGAACTCCGAAAGGCTGGGTATAACGTTCCCTCTATAGATGATACGGGAGGTATCGGCGTGTCAATGAATACCCCCTTTCATTTAGAAAGGTTAGGTTTATTGTATACACGAGTATATTCTGAATTAAAAGGAATAACTGTAGAAATGGATAATAAAATTAGTAGGATTCTTGCACAAGGATTAGCTGACGGGGACAATCCAATTTTACTTGCAAGAAAGATAACTTCTGTGATTGGTGATGATTTATCATTAGTTGATTCATTGGGTAGATTTATTCCTGCAAGAAGACGGGCAGAAACACTTGCAAGAACTGAAGTAATCCGAGCACACCATTTAGGAAATGTACAGGAAATGCGGAATTGGGGTGTGGAAGGGGTTATGGTTGAAGCAGAATTTGTTACTGCGGGGGATAAACAAGTATGTTCTCGTTGTTTTGCATTAGCTAAAGGAGGTCCTTATACATTAGATCAAATTGAAAAAATGATTCCAGCACATCCAAAATGTCGATGTTGTGCTATTCCAATAAATGTAAAATATATAATGAACAAAAATTAGTAATAAATATAAAATTAAATATATTATGACAAAACAAATTTTGGAAGTCGATATTATTAAAGAACGAATGTCCGGTGCAGGGGTGGTCGTTAAGAATTTAGTATCTGGGGATATTGTTTCTGTGACTACAGAAATTGCCTTGAATCGACAATTAACGATTATTACAGGAAAAACTTTAACGACAAATGATATTTTTATAATTGCCAGTAATCCAATAGAAGGGTGCGGAGCTCAAATAGTTTTAATTGGTGATGGTAGTCATTCACCTGTTTTGACGGCGTGTGATTACCAAGTAGGTACTTATGATAGTACTGCGGCAATAGCAAATTTATTGACATTTGAGTATATCAATGGAAAGGTGTGGGTTTCTATATTAAATGGGGTGGCTGTATGAGTATTGTAAGAAATTGGATGATGCAAGGTGGTGCTATAACTGATTTAAATGTTGTTGTAGAAGGACATTCATTCATGATTCCTAATTCTTCTATGGAATATTTATTCCCCGCATTATATGTACCTAATATTGTGCATAATATTTCCGTAAGTGGTTGTGGTATTGATGCTGTTATATCAAGGGCAGCTACGATTGACAGTTATTTAGTTGAAGAAACAACATCTAAAAAGAATGTATTGGTATTATGGATAGGAGTTAATGATATTATAAATACTGTTGGGCAAGGTACTACATTATACAATTCTTTAAAATCTTATGTACAAGCAAGAGTTAACACAGGATGGAAAGTATTTACTTTTACAATGACACCTTCAAATGCAGGAAGATCGGCTATTTTTGAATCAGAAAGAAATATTTTTAATAATTTATGTAGGAATGATTTGTCTTTAGTTAATAATTTATTTTTGTTGGATACTGATACAATTGCAGAATTACAATATCCAGTAAATTCAACTTTTTTTGGTGATAATTTACACCCAACTATATATGGGGCTTATTTATCGCATACACTATTAGTTAGCAAATTACGACAAAAATACGGTTATAAAATTATTGTTCAACCTGGTGATCCAGTAACATTTACTTTAACAACTTCTGGTAATGGTACTGGTGTATCTATGATTAATTTAACAACTTCACAGACTACTGTAGCAACATTAAGTGGTAGTGCAAGATTTTATTCAGATTCAGAAGGAACATTAAATGAATCAAATACTTGGAATATAACTACGGGAAAATCTGATATTATTTATGTTCGATGCTCTTCTGGAACAGCTAATTTAACATTAAGCAATAATTCATTAATACAATGGGGAAATAGTTTGACTATAGGTTGGACATCTGGTACAAATGCAGCGATATTAGGGGGTATTTTTAATAAAACAACCACTCCTTATATGATTGCAAATTACATAAGTGGCAATAATACAATTGCAATGAATATTACTGGTTATGATTCCCATTTAACATGCATTCGGTTATTTGGTAATGGGTATGCCTATGGGGATATTACTACACTGCTTAAATTATCAGATTTAAGATCATACGGAGTAAATACAGACATTTATGGGGATTTAACAGGATTGCCATTAACGTATGTATTCTTGCAATACAATAAAGGAGTTTTAGGGACATTAACCGGAGATATTACAAATATCGGCAACTATGCCAATTCTTGGTTAATGGTTTCTGGAGCAAATACTTTATACGGATCAGTAGCTGGATTAGTAAATGTGATCCATTTAGTTATAACAGGTAGTAATACACTTACTGGGGATATTGCTGCATTGACTAAATTATATAGGTGTGGTGTTACAGGAAATAGTACATTGTCATATAGTAATGTAACAAATATTCCTAATTTAAGTGATTTATATGTTAACTCACTTGTGACGTTAACAAGTGAAAATGTAAATCAATTATTAGCTGATTTTTGGTTGAATAAAGATTCTACTGGAAAAATATGGGCAACTCGTAGTATTAATATTGCTGGTTCTGCATCTTCAGGATCACCAACTGGTCAAGGTATAATTGATAAAGCAGCTTTACAAGCATATAGATCACCTACTCCTCCTGGCACTGCGGCATTATGGACAGTAACAACAAGATAATTTAATTAAAACTTATTTATGAATTTAGAAGATATAAAAACCGGTGATGATTTATTCAGAAAGGACAAAAGTTTTTTAAGTAAAAATATTTGTTCTGTAATGAAGAAATGGGGAAAAAAGAAAGGATATAAAACTGATTTGCTTTTTTCCCATGCTGCAAGATTTATATGGATAGCTGGGGAACTTTATGTTTATGGCTCAATCGATAGTGGATATAAACCTTGGTTATTCAAAAATCATTACGATTGGGAAAAAGATGATTTTGTTATTATGCGAAGAAAAAAAGAGTTATCATCTACTGAAATCAATCAAATCATAAATTACTGTCAGCACTTGGTTACAATCTCAAGACTCTATCAATTTGCAAATTTTATTCGGTGGATAATTTTGGTTTACTTAGGAATTAATACTTTCAATAAACAAAATGACCATGTTCTTTACTGTTATCAATCAACAAGATTATGTAGAAAGAATCTAAATCCTGAAAATTATGAAAAAGATACAAATATTGTAGATATATTCCAATTATTATACGATCCAAATTATAAAATTATTTATAAATCTAAAACTTAAAATTATGAAAAATTATTATGCAAAATCACCAGAACCAGTTATTCATCCTTGGATAAATTATACCCCAGATCCTGTAGTTGAACCAGGAAAAGTTTAAAATAATAAAAATTACTCGATCTAATATTTTGATCAAAACAGTTTTTTAATTTAATAAATATATTATGAAACGAAATCCACCAGTAGAGGAGCCACCTTTACCAATACCTAAAATAAAAGAAAGGATTGAATTATGAATAATTTAATTTTAACTCGTTGGATAATTTTTATGTTAATTGTTGTTGGGTGTTATATGGCGTATATTATAAAAGGGGATAAGCCATTTATTTATGAGTATTTTTGGCGAACTGTGCATTATATTATTATTTGGATGATTCCTTTTGGGACGGCAATAATCCTTCTTCCAATGCGATTTAATGTGTTAACAACTATGGCAATATGGACATTAATTATATTTTTTGGGAGTCTTCTTATTTTTAATACTGCTTTATCTAATCTTGATATTATTAAATTTAAAGAAAAGATAAATTCAAGAACATTTAGTTTATTTTTTGTTTTATTAGAAGGAGCAATGTTAACAATTGTAGCAATTATTGAATTATGTGCAAAATGGTTTAAATAAGGTAAGATATGAAAGGCTGGGATGGTAATTGGGTATATCATACAATTTTGTTTATTTTAATTGTTATTTGTTTGCTATTGATATCTAAAAAAGCAGATAAAACGTATGTTGATAATCAAAATTCATTTATACTTAAAAAGATAACCCCGAAGGTAGATACTTTAATAAGGGAAGTTAGAAAGACTAATACTTATTTAGAAATACTTTCAAAATGATGACACAGGAACAAATTGATTGTTTTAAAAGAGAAGTACGTGAAGAAATTTGCACGGAGGTTAATTCTAATTTTTCTTGGATGAAATGGGTACTTGGTTTAATTCTGACTTTACTTTTAGGTTTTGAAGCAAATAATATATATAATAGTCGGGAAATAGCTGTTATTAAACAAGAATATATGACTAAGGCATTGTTTCAAGAGGAAAATGATAAGTTAAAACTTGAAATTACTAAAAAGTTTTCTTTGCCTGTTCAATTAGTTATGGCACAAATGAAACAAATACAAGCTAAATTAATTGATAAAAATCAGAGGGATTTTGAAAAAGCTAAAGATGATGAATATAGGATTACACAAGAAATGATCAGACTTAATTACGATATGACAACCAGGGGAGGAAAATAAAATGCCATTTACTATAGGTGATGTAAAAAAACACAAGAAAGGACTTACTTCAAAACAAGAAGAACAATGGGTTGCTATTGCAAATTCTATTTTAAGTCGATGTATTTCCAAAGGTGGTACAGATGCAACATGCGCCTCTTCTGCAATACGTCAGGCAAACGGTGTGGTGGGTAATAGTATAATCGTTCAAACAATATCAAATGAAAATTACACAATCCGACACACAACACATCAAGGAAAACCTTTTATTATTGTTCCTGTTATTATGATGGTTGAAGGGGTGCATAGAGGATCGCATGGGCCACTTTTGCATACAATAGAGGATTTAGGAAGATTTCCAGGATCTTGGGATGGTATTCCAATTGTGATTGATCATCCACAAGATGAAGAAGGAAATTATGTTTCTGCAAATTCTCCTAAAATTATTGACACGAGGACAGTTGGTAGAACATACAATACGTCTGTTGATGGAACACGTTTGCGATCTGAAGCATGGTTAAGTGAGGATGCTTTGAGGCAAATTTCACCAGATGTTTTAGCATCATTGGAACGAAATGAAATGATTGAAATTTCTGTTGGTGTATTTACAGAAGACGAACGTTTAGATACTAATGGGGATTGGAATGGGGAAGAATACAATGCTATTGCCAGAAATCACAGACCGGATCATTTGGCTCTCTTGCCCGGTGGGACAGGTGCTTGTTCTGTGGAGGATGGTTGTGGCATTCGTGCAAATAAAAAGAAAGGAGGTAGTAAAAGTATGGATAATAATGCAGTAGTAACTGGAATGGAAAAGAAACGGAATGACTTAGGAATGGGTGTTTCTGAATTTTACGCCGTACCAAGAGATCCACCGAGTGAAAGCAAACTTCCTATATTTGATGCAGCACATGTTAGAAATGCTTTAGCAAGATTCAATCAAACACAAGGATTGAGTGCAGAAGAAAAAGCCACAGCGAGAAGAAAGATTCTTTCCAAGGCGAGGGAATTAAATATAGATGCTTCGAGTTTGGCTGATAATATGCGAGATGAAGAATTTCAAGCATTCCGGTCTGCAAAAGATGTGGGTTTGTATGCAGATGATTTGGTGGATTATGCAGATGTTGGATTAATGGAACGTTTGGATGCCCTTCGAGGTAAAATAGATGCCATGGACACACAATATTCTATTCATTTCTTACGGGAGGTGTTTGATTCTTATGTTGTATACGAATCTAAATTACGTGTAGGAGGAGTTAAATTGTACAAACAGAATTACCAGATCGATGATGACGGGGTTGTCAATTTTACTGGGGATCCAATTGAAGTGCGTAAAAAAGTAGAGTATGTGAGTACCAATAGTGGGGGTATGCACAGAAAAAATAGTAATTTAAATATAACAAACAAGGAGGTTACAAACATGACAGATCAAGCAAAACCCTGTGGTCAATGTATGGAAAAGATTGTTGCAATTATTAATAGCAATAAAACACCATATACTGAGGAACACAGACCTTTTTTATTGACTCAATCGGAAGAATTTTTAAATTCAATTATGCCGAAAGACGAACCAGCAGTAAATACTGGAAAAAAGGAAGAAGTACAGACGCTTTCAGCAGAAGATCAAGCTGCTTTAGAATTTGGCAAAAAAATGTTGAAGGAAAAACGTCAGAAATTAATTAAAGGGATTCAGGACAATGTTGAAAAAAACACTTGGACTGATGTGGAATTAAATGATATGAGTGAAACAATGCTTGAAAAAGTACATAGTTCAGTCAAAGTAAAAGAAGAAATAACTTCTATGGATTGGTCCTTAAATGGTAATTCTATTTTGAACAATTCAAAAGAGGATGAAGACTTGCTTCTTTTACCTACTGGGTTTGCTGTTAATAAAGAAGAGAAAGGAGGTAAATAATGGCAAAAACATATAATACCATAATGGTTAAGAATTTTTCTGATATTTTTGAAGAGTATAAGGCTGCTGCTGCAATTACTCCGGGAATGCTCGTTGAAGAAAGTGGAACTGCTGGAACTATTAAAAAACACGCTTCCGCAGCAACTTTTGCTATGCCAATGTT